GGTCGCGCACTTTCAATTGGCCGCAGGCCTTGGGATTGCCGGAGAGGGGGGCTTTTGCTGCCGTTGGCGCATACCCCATCACCGAGCCAGTGCTCATTGCCATCGCCACAGATATTGGCGTCGACCTCACGGTGCACCACAACCCGCCCCCACAGGGCCGTGGCCAGTGCAATGCGCGGCCCATTGTCCCAGGGGCGGGCCCGCGTCTGATTGGCCACGTCCATTTCAGCCGCGGTATTGCCCCCGGTGTGGGGCACTACGTCGCTCTCTCAGAAGACCTCGGGGCCGCAGGGGCAACGGAAGTTCGCCTGTGCGTTGACAGGCTTGAGGCCTACCTCCGTGCTCGTGCACCGCAGGCAGGTGGTGCCGCCTGTCGTCCGGTCGATCTGGAGGCGGCAGCGCGGCATTGGATGTACAGTCGTGCCCTGCCAGACCCAGTGGCACGCGTAGTGGAACAGACCGGAGTGATCGATCGGCTGGCATGGACAGTGTCCGAGGATGTGCGAATGAAGGCAGGGACCTGGTGGTTCCGTCGTGCTTTGCATTTGGTCCGCATGGGCGTCACTCCTGCCGAGGCAGGAAAGTGGCTGCCAGACGGCGAGTATGGCGAAATGGCTGCCAGGTGCACATACGGCTCCCCCGCAGTGGATGGCCTGTTGCACCTCATGAAGGTGCGGCCGTCGATCAGCGGGGTCATCAACGCTGTGTGCCAACTGACGGGAGCCCTGGGCATCTTGGGATGGCTACTCGGTCTGCCAATCGCCGGGGACGCTATGTCAGCGGTATTCGGAGCTCTGAATACCACCGGTGGTTGGGCAGCAACGACAGTTGTGATGTCGGCCTGGTCAGCTTCCCAGCTCTACGACATCGCTGGCGTGCTCGGAAATCTCTTCAAAACGGTGACAGCCGGGAACACACCGACCAACCCTGGTGGCTGGCTCGCAGCGTTGTACGATGTGCTGGGCGTGCGCCTTCGAGCGTGAATTGTGGGGCTTGTTTGCGTAACGAGCACCAACTGCCTGGTTGCAGGAAGGTGGTTTTCACGCCGCGCGCAAAATACCCCGGGGCACGTTGGGGTGACTGCGATGGCAACCCAGTGGATGCGGCCTTCACCTCCATGCAACCTGACGACTGGTTTAGGGCGTTTCCAGCGCATGAGCGCAGGATGGAAGCGCACTTCGCCTTGGTCACACAACGGTGTGCGTTCTTGGGGCCTGGGATCCCGTGTCGTCGGCTGCCGTTGGCGCCATCAGCGACGAACAGGCGGTACGCCACGCTATTCCAGCAAGAGCCACTTGCATGGACCGGGTATGTGTCCGCTCCAACGGAGTATAGGGGCCATAAGCCGGGAGTGGGGGTTGTCACCACCGTCGGTGACATTGTTGCCGAGCGTGCG